ATTTAGCGAAAATATAGATCCTATTGAATTAATGTGGCATCGTGATAAAGAAGATCGTTTAGTTGAAATTATAGAAGAAACAGATTGGAAAGTTCAATTAGAAAATCAATTACCAACTTCTATAAACCAACCAATATTTATACCAAAATACGAGTGGCATCGTGTTATTAAAGGAACAGGAAATTTAAAATTAAAAATTTATAGACAGATTCATAGCCTGTCGCTCTAATAAGAGATAAAAATATGGTAGCTGTGGCACCCCTAAAAAGGTGCCACTTTTATTTTGGATTTTATAATAAAATTTATTATCTTTATATTGTATGAATAAAAAAATAGTAATTATAGGCGCAGGAGTAGCTGGTATAAACGCAGCTACTAAATTAGTTGACAATGGTTACCCTGGTAACTTAATCACAATTATAGATAAAGGCAATGATCCACATAACCGTTTACCTGAAGAAGTAATGACGGGTATGTTAGGTGCTGGTGGTTGGAGTGATGGTAAATTAACATACCATACTGCAATTGGAGGTGTATTGTCAAAATATTGTGGTGAAGAAAAAGCAATGGAGTTAATGGATCAAGTTATTAATAACTTTAGACGTTTTCACCCTAAACCAGAAGAAATCTTTTGCTCTGATCCACAAGCAGAACCTGACTTTATTAAACCATATTTTGGATTACGTTTATTCCCAGTATGGCATATTGGTTCAAATTATCTACATGAGATTGCTAAAGCATGGTATCAATACCTGCTAGACAAAGGAGTAAAATTTGAGTGGAATACTGAAGTAGATGATATTGATTTTAATAATAATAAAATCTATACTCATAACACTACGTTACAATATGATTCTTTAATATTCGCAGTAGGTAAATCAGGTATTGATTTTGCTCAATCGTTATCAAATGAATATAAATTACCAACTGAACCAAAATCAGTACAAATTGGAGTGCGTTTTGAAGCACCACAAAAATATTTTCAAAAATTAATTGATATTAGCTATGATTTCAAACTATATCAAAAATATGATAATGTGTCATTAAGATCATTTTGTACTAACAATAACGCAGCTTACGTCGCAGTAGAGGAAACATATGGTGATATTACTTATAACGGTCATGCTAAAAAAGGTAAGGAATTTGAAAACCAAATGACCAATTTTGGCATTTTGATGGAAATCAAAGGTATTGATAATCCATTTGAATGGTCAAGAGATGTTGTTAAAAAATGTCAAGCTATGTATAAAGCTGATGGTAATCATAATCACCCATATCCTCATGATGAATTGAGTTGGCAATTTAAAGATAAAGTAGCATTATATTATTCTCCATCTAGAACAACTAGTTTAACAAGTGAAGGTAACAAAATTGAATGTTATCAAATGGATTCATTAGATATTTTTAAAGAAGCAATGGGTGAATATGCAGACTATATTATTAACTTTATCGACCAAATGAACAAAGTATTCGAATTTGGTGATGATTGGGGAATGTATATTCCTGAAGTAAAATATTTGTCTCCTGAACCATTAGTTCGTTATGATGATTTATCATTAAGTGAATTTTCAAATGTACACTTTGTAGGTGATGCTTTATCTGCTCGTGGAATTACAGTTAGTGGTGCTCAAGGAATATATGTAGCTGAAAGTTTAATTAAATAAAATAAAAATTATGCCAATAGACCAAACATTGCAAGTTAAAAAGTATACTTCAACAGACGGTACAATCCGTTATATGAAAGATGGTAAACTACACAATTGGGAAGGCCCAGCAATGATTCATCCAGATGGAAAAGAAGAATACTTTATTAATGGGTTCCAACATACTAAAGATAGTTGGAAAAAAGCTAGAAAAGATGGTATTGGTTTACCATGGTATAAATCAAGTGTAGCTAAAACTAGGTTTTAATTTTTCTTTTTATTATATTATTAGTATGAAAATAGGATTTTGTGGAACAATGAGTGTTGGTAAATCAACACTAGTACATGCTTTAAAAGAATTACCTGAATTTAAAGATTATTTTTTTGCTACTGAACGTAGTAAATATTTACGTGATTTAGGCATTCCATTAAACACTGATAGTACATTAAAGGGTCAAACAATATTCTTGGCTGAACGTTGTTCTGAGTTAATGCGAGAAAATGTTATTACTGATAGAACAATTATTGATGTAATGGCATTTGCTGAATGTGCTCAATCAATTGAAAAAGATGAAAAGCAGTCTTTTATTAGTTATGCTTCTCAATTTATTAAAGAATACGATTATATATTTTATATTTCTCCTATTGGAGTAGAAATAGAAGATAATGGTGTTAGAGAAACAAATTCTGAATATCGTGATTTAATTGATATTTCTATAAAATCATTAATTAAATCTAATATAGATACTTTTAAAAACTTTGGAATAATTACGGGTACTATAGAAGAAAGAATTAAACAGGTTAAATTTTATTTAAAATTTTGATATTTATAATCAAAATTCTACTATAAATGAAACAACTTGATCTTTTAAGAAAAATCGTTAGAGAAACCCTTGAAGAAAAGGGTCTTGATGAAATGGCTCGCTTAGCCACAGGATACAAACTCGCAGATAATTGGGAAGAAGCATTTGCTTCATTACCTCCTAATATCCAAAAATCTACTAGATTTCTTAGAGTTATTGACCACCTTAAAGATAACCCAGGAGCAGAAATGAAAGATATAGCTTTAGCCCAATTTGGTCCTAATGCTGATACTCCTGCAGTTAACCCACAAATACGTGCATTATTAGGTGTAGGTGTAATTGAAAAAACAGGATATACTACTCCTAAAGCAGTAAAAATGGAGCCAACTGGTACTAGAGGTCGTCCAAAAGTTACCAATGATGAATTAAAAATGATGGGTGCTCGCATTGCTTTAAAATTTGCTAAAGGAGATTCATCATATACTCCTGAAGAAATAGAATACATCCAGAATCTTTATAATTCTTTACCTTAATTATTTGTTCTTGGTCTAAACTTGGGGAGAACAAGATAATTAGTTATATTAACATATGTAATTTATGAGTCAACCCAATTTAAAAGATATAATTCGCCAAGAATATCTCAAGTGTGTTCAAGATCCGGCACACTTTATGAAAAAATACTGTTATATTCAACACCCCCAACGTGGAAGAGTAGTATTTAATTTATATCCTTTTCAAGGTAAAGTATTAAATTTATGGAAAGATAATCCATATTCAATAGTTCTTAAATCCCGACAATTAGGAATTTCAACATTAGCTGCAGGATATTCCCTGTGGCTAATGTTATTTCATAAAGATAAAAATGTACTTTGTATAGCTACTAAACAGGAAACTGCCCGTAACATGGTTACTAAGGTTAAATTTATGTTTGATAATTTACCTTCATGGCTAAAAATACAAGCAGAAGAAAATAATAAATTATCATTGCGCCTTAGTAATGGATCACAAATTAAAGCTACATCCGCAAGTAGTGATGCTGGTCGATCAGAAGCAGTATCACTTCTTATTATAGATGAGGCTGCGTTTATTGAAGGGATTGGTGAGATATGGGCTTCATCACAACAAACCTTAGCAACGGGTGGTGGAGCAATTGTATTATCTACTCCATACGGTACTGGTAATTGGTTCCACCAAACATGGGTTAGAGCTGAATCACAAGAAAATGATTTTCTACCAATTAAGTTACCATGGTTTGTTCATCCTGAACGAGATGAAGCTTGGAGAAAACGCCAAGATGAATTATTAGGTGACCCTAGATTAGCATCCCAAGAATGTGACTGTGACTTTAATACATCAGGAGATGTAGTATTCTACCCAGAATGGATTGAATTCATAGCCCAAACAACTATTAAAGATCCTTTAGAAAGACGAGGAGCTGATCAAAATTTATGGATATGGGAACCAGCAGATTATTCTAGAGATTATATGGTAGTAGCTGATGTTGCTAGAGGTGATAGTAAAGACTTTTCTGCACTTCATGTGATAGATGTTGCTACTAATACTCAAGTAGCTGAATATAAAGGTCAACTGCCTCCTAAAGAATTTGGATATCTTTTATGTGCTATCGCTACTGAATATAACCAAGCTTTACTAGTAGTAGAAAATGCTAATATAGGATGGTCAACACTAGATGCAATCCAAGAAAGAGGATACCGAAATTTATATTTCTCCCCTAAAGGAGATTCTATAACCGCCGAATCATTTTATGACCAATTTTCAGATACTTCTAAAATGACTCCTGGATTTACAATGTCACTTAGAACTAGACCTTTAGTGATTAATAAATTTAGAGAATATATAGGTGATCAAAGTGTCACTATACAATCAAAACGTTTATTAGAAGAAATGAGAGTATTTGTTTGGAAAAATGGTCGTCCTGAAGCTCAATCTGGTTATAATGATGACCTAATAATGAGTTTTGGTATAGCTATGTTTTTAAGAGATACTTCTTTAAAATTTAGACAACAAAATCTAGATGCTGCTCGTGCAGCATTAAATAATGTAAAATCAAATAATCCACTAGCTGGTGTTTATTCTCCTAACAAAAATAGTAACCCATATCATATAGATATAAATGGGCAAAGAGAAGACATCAAGTGGTTATTATAATATTTATAAATAAAAATGGCTGACATAAATGTATTTACTAGACTAAAACGACTTTTCTCCACGGATGTAATTATAAGAAATCTTGGAGGAGATGAATTAAGAGTTTTAGACGTAAATAAAATTCAAACAACTGGGGAAATTGAAACTAATTCTTTGTATGATCGTTTTACTCGATTATACACTACTAATTCATCCCCATATTATAATTTAAATGCTAATTACCCTACTTTACGTCTTAACCTATACCAAGACTATGAAGTAATGGATACAGACGCTATCGTAGCTTCAGCATTAGATGTTGTAGCAGATGAATGTACTCTTAAAAATGATTTAGGTGAAATTCTTCAAATTCGTAGTTCTGATGAAGATATTCAAAGAGCATTGTATCATTTATTTTATGACGTATTAAATGTTGAATTTAATTTATGGTCTTGGACTCGTCAAATGTGTAAATACGGTGATTTCTTTTTAAAACTTGAAATTGCTGAAAAATATGGAGTATACAATGTTATACCTTTTTCTGCATATAACGTAGCACGAGAAGAAGGATATGATCCTAACAACCCTAGCTCTATTAGATTTAGATATGATCCAACAGGTAACCTAGGAGCTAGTGGATACTACACTCAAACCAGTCTAAACCGCTCAGATAATCCATCTGCTTATTATTTTGATAATTATGAAATGGCTCATTTTAGATTGTTAGCCGATTCTAATTTCCTTCCATATGGACGTTCATTTTTAGAACCTGCTCGTAAATCTTATAAACAATTAGTTCTAGTAGAAGACGCAATGCTTATCCATCGCATTGTAAGAGCCCCAGAAAGACGAGTATTCTATATTAATGTAGGTTCAATCCCTCCAAATGAGATTGAACAATTTATGGAAAGAACTATTTCTAAAATGAAAAGAATTCCATATATGGATCCTCAAACTGGTGAATATAATCTTAAATATAATGTTCAAAACATGTTAGAAGATTATTTTATTCCTGTAAGAGGAGGAGATGCTACAACTAAAATTGATACTACTAAAGGATTAGATTATGATGGAATAACAGACGTAAATTATCTAAGAGATAAAATGATGGCTGCTTTAAAAGTACCTAAAGCATTTATGGGCTATGATGCTCAATTACAAGGTAAAGCTACATTAGCAGCTGAAGATATTCGTTTTGCTCGTACTGTTGATCGTATCCAGAAAATTATCCTTTCAGAATTATATAAAATAGCATTAGTTCATTTATATACTCAAGGATATACTGGTGAAAATTTATCTAATTTTGAATTAAGTTTAACTAATCCTTCTATTATTTTTGAACAGGAAAAAATTGCTCTCCTTACACAAAAAGTGGAATTAGCTAAAAATATTATCGATGCTAAATTATTACCACAAGATTGGATTTATGATCATATCTTTAACTTTAGTGAAGATACATTCGATGAATATAGAGATTTAATAATTCAAGACCAAAAATATAAATTTAGATTAAGTCAAATAGAAACCGAAGGTAATGATCCATTAGAATCAGGTAAATCTTACGGCACTCCACATGACTTAGCATATTTGTATGGTAAAGGTAGATATACATCAGTTTCAGATGACGTACCTACAGGATATGAAGGTGACCTACCAGGTCGTCCTACAGAAAAGGCAACATTTATAGATACTCAAGAAGATCCTTTAGGTAAAGATAGATTAGGTAAAAAAGATTTTAAAGATATTAATCCTGAAGATAATAGATTTAAAAATAGAAAAAAAGGCCCTAATACTTTTTTAACAAATGAAGATGCTAAATCTGTTGTTTTAAAAAATAAACTTATTTTTGAGACTATAGATGAAAAAATAAATATTTTTCCAAAAGATGATGGAAGTGGTCTTTTAGATGAAAGTCTATTAAAAGATTAAAAAAATATACATATTTATAAAAAAACAGATTAATGCAACTTAAACATTCAAAATTTAAGAATACTGGAATTCTTTTTGAATTATTAGTTCGACGAGTAACAGCTGATACTTTAGAAGGTGATGATTCTAAGGCTTTAGGATTATTAAAAAAATATTTTATTAATACTGAATTAGGTAAAGAATATAAACTATTTGAAACTTTATTTAAAAATTCTAGTTTAAGTGAATCCAAAGCTAACATAGCTATTACTACTGTGTTAGAGGCATCTAAAAAATTAAATAGAACTTCTTTAAGAAAAGAAAAATATAATTTAATTAAAGAAATCAAAGAAAATTACAATTTAGAAGAATTTTTTAAAATTAGAATCTCCCATTATAAAGCATTAGCATCATTTGCTACTTTATTAGAAATATCTAATTCAAAAAATAACATTCATCCTAATACTATAGTAGAAAATAAATTTACTCTTTTAGAGTTTCTTACTAAAGGTATTATTAATAAAACTCAAACTAAAGATAAACTTTTAGAAGAATTTAAAAATTATGATAAGGATACTCGTATTCTTACTTATAAAGTACTTTTAAATAAATTTAATTCTAAATACGAAAATCTTAGTTCTCCTCAAAAACTTATTCTTAAAGAATACATTAATTCTGTAGATTCTACATCTAAACTAAAAGATTTCTATAATGGTAAGATTAATGAAATCAAATCTAAATTAGTATCTTTAAATAAAAAAGTTACAGATAAAGTTACTCAAATTAAAATAGTAGAAGTATCTAAATTACTCACCGAATTAGATAAAAATCAAAAAATTAAAGACGATCACCTTATTGATCTTCTCCAATATTCAGAATTATTAGAAGAACTAAAAAAAGCTATTAAATGAATAACTTAGCATATTTAAAAAACATAATCAAGAAAAAACTCCTAGAAACCAGCGCTACAGGTGGCACAGCATCTGTTACTCCAGGAACTGGTGAAGGAGTAGCTACAAAATATGCTTATTCTAATAAAAAAATTAAAGGTGTAAAAGATACAGCATATGCTTCTTTAGGCTTTAAAGATGCTAATCCTGATGTTTTAGCTAAAAAACAAAAAGGTATTGAATATAAACATTTGTGGAAATCTAAATTAAACGAAGAAAATTTTAATGTTGAAAGTTACATAAATAGTTTAGATACACAAGATGCTGATGTTAAGCAACATGTAACTCAAAGAATGAAAGAATTTGAGGAAATAGAAATTAAACTTAATATTTTAATTCCTTTACTTCAAAAAGCTAAGCAACAAACTGTTGATTATTATAAACAAAGACCATCTACAAATGATATATATAGCACTGAATTAGCTGTAGAATATCTAAATGATTTGATAAAATTATTTAAAAAATAACATGAAAACACTCCAAGACCAGTATAATTTAATTAAAGAAGGAAAAGGAAATAAAGAAATATTTCTTAAACAAGCTAAATCCTTATTTCCTCAATATATTACTAATGCTTCTACATTTAAAGATC